AAATCAAGGCCGCACGCTAAACAAACTGCCAGCCCGTGACGAAAACGACGAAAAGCACATGTGCCCACTGCAACTGGATGTTATTGAGCGATGCATCCATCTTTGGACAAACAAGGGTGATCTGGTGTTTTCGCCATTTACCGGAATAGGTTCTGAGGGTTATACCGCAATCAAGATGGGCCGTCGTTTTGTCGGCACCGAGCTAAAACCTCAATATTGGAATCTTGCTTGCGAAAACATTGCCGATGCAAAACGAGATCAGATTGATCTTTTTGCATAAAAAAATGCCCCTGCCAAATGGCGGGGGCAAAATCCACAGATCACAACTAGGAGACTACTTTGTCACAATACACTATTGCAGAGCTAATAGACAAGGCCCACGAAGATCGCCAAGAGCCGCCGCGCCCTCACCTTGGCGCGTCAATGCTGGGGCATCCTTGCGACCGTTGGTTATGGCTGTCGTTTCGCTGGGCGGTTCAAGAAAAGTTTCCGGGCCGCATCCTGCGTTTGTTTCGGCGTGGCCACCTTGAGGAGGCAACGCTGGTAAGCGACATGAGATCTATTGGCATTGATGTTCAAAACACAGGCAAGTCACAGAGCCGCGTTAATTTTGGCTGTCATGTGTCTGGATCTATTGATGGCGTGGCCGAATGTGGCGTGCCAAACGGCGATGGAATGCGCCATGTGGTTGAATTTAAAACGCATTCAAAAAAGTCTTTTGATCACATAGAAGATAACGGGGTGGAAAAATCTAAACCTATGCACTATGCCCAAATGCAGGTTTATATGTTGGGCATGAATATTGACCGAGCTTTATATGTTGCCATCTGCAAAGACGACGATCGCATCTGGACGGAGCAGATTAGCTTTAATGCAACCGTCGCCAATTGGCTGGTTGAACGAGGCAAGCGAATTGCTTTGTCCGATCGTATGCCCGAGCCGTTGAGCGCCTACCCTAGCTGGTATCAGTGCAAGTTTTGCCCGGCACATGAGTTTTGCCACAAAACAAAGACTACCAAAGAAGTGAATTGCCGCACCTGCGCGCACTCTACCGCCACGCCTGACAGCACATTCACCTGCGCCAGACATGATGGAGAAACGGTTCCTGTTGATTGGCAGCGGCAAGGTTGCGAAGGCCATGTCTTACACCCGCACCTTGTGCCGTGGCAGATCAAGGAAGGCCCGGACGCCATGACTGCGGTTTATGTGATTAACGGTAAGGACGTGGCAAACGGCGAGCCGAACGAAACCACATTCACCAGCAAGGAAATTCTGGCGAACCCGTCAATGTGTGCAAATCCTGACAAGTTTGTGCAGGAAATTAGGGAAATTGGGGGAAGGATTATTTAATGAAAATTAATCAACAAGTTAGTTTGTTTTCAGACATGTCGTTTATTGATGAATGCAAAGCTTTATTTTGTCGAATTGATTCTCTTTCTATTGACGACAAAATTACCGCCATAAATGAACTTCGCAAATGCCTTCATGAAAAAAGTCCATTTAACACAGAGCCAGTAGATTTAGTTGTATGGGTAAAAAACACATGTGTTATTGCAAATGATTACAACCCAAACAGCGTTGCTCCACCAGAAATGAAATTGCTTGAGCATTCAATTTCTGAAGATGGCTATACACAACCAATTGTTACTTGGCAAAACGGAATTGAATGTGAAGTTGTTGATGGTTTTCACAGACATCGTGTCGGAAAAGAATCGCAAATTGTTAATTCAAGAGTGCATGGATATCTTCCGGTTGTATCAATAAACAGCAACCGACAAGATAAAAACGACCGGATGGCTGCAACGATTCGCCACAATCGTGCCAGAGGAGAACACAAAGTTGAATCAATGGCAGACATTGTAATTGAGCTTAAACGCAGGTTTTGGAGCGATAGCAAAATTGCAATTGAGCTTGGAATGGATACTGATGAAGTTTTAAGGCTTCAACAAGTTACAGGATTGGCTGCTTTGTTTTCAGACAAAGAGTTTTCTGAAGCTTGGGAAGCCGATACTTTCGAAGAAACTGAAGGCAAACAAATTTTAGAAGATTGAGATGTTCATTCCAAAAATTACATCAAAAAACATCGATCTTTTTGAAGTCTGGGTTCCTTACTGGGAATGGGAAGAAGTTTCGGCAAACATGTGGGGAAGCACAGAAAACAAAAAACAGCTATTAAATGAAGCAATCAAATTCACAGGAAATCATGAGCTTTACGGCGAATGGATGATGAAAGTGGTTAATTTATGGTCTGTGTCTTGCAGGCATCATCTTTCAAAGCCTGGCGATAAACGATCATGGGTAGGACACGCTGCTTGCGCAATGGCATTTAACTGTCCAGAAGAAATAGTCAGACTTGCATGGGGAAAGCTGACCGTTGAACAGCAACAAAAAGCAAATGAAAAAGCCCAACAAGCAATTGATTTTTGGAGAAATAAAAATGCCTAAACGTGGACTCGGTATTAATGTTTTGACGGCGGCAGAAGAACGAATTAGATGGACGTTTGATAACTTTGATCGGATTTACTGTTCGTTTTCTGCGGGTAAAGATTCAGGCGTAATGGTTCATTTGGTTTGTAAAGAGGCACAACGTCGTGGAAGAAAAATTGGATTGTTCTTTCTTGATTGGGAAGCGCAATTCATGCAAACAATTGATTTTGCAAAACTGATTTATACAAAGTACGACAATTGTATAGAGCCATATTGGGTTGCTATTCCGGTTAAAACATGGAACGCATGTTCAACTCACGAGCCAGAATGGACTGCGTGGGATGAAAACAAAAAAAACTTGTGGATACGAGAGCCTGATGTAATAAGCATTACAGACAAGGAATTTTTTCCGTTTTGGTATGACGGAATTATGTTTGAAGAATTTGTCCCAACTTTTGGTCAATGGTATGCACAAGGTGAAAAGTGCGCGGCATTTGTCGGAATTCGCGCTCAAGAAAGTTTAAATCGGTTTCGCACTATTGCCAGAGACAAGCCAATGTATGACGGTAAGCATTACACAACCAATGTTGTGGAAAACGTGTGGAATGTCTATCCAATTTACGATTGGCGCACAGAAGATATTTGGACGTATCACGCCAAAACTGGAGAGCCTTATAACAAGTTGTACGACAGGATGCACCAAGCTGGAATGACAATTCATCAAATGAGAATTTGCGAACCATTTGGAGATGAATCCCGCAAAGGTCTTTGGCTTTATCAAGTCATTGAACCACTCACTTGGTCAAAGCTTGTTCTTAGGGTAAATGGAGCAAACACTGGAAAAATGTACGCAAATGAACGTGGAAACATAATGGGAAATCATTCTATAAAACTTCCAAATGGCCACACTTGGAAATCCTTTGCTATTAGTTTGCTAGAAAGCACCCCTCCAAAATCTAGGGAGCATTACAAAAACAAAATAGCTGTGTATTTAAAATGGTGGAAAGCTAGGGGGTACCCAGAAGGAATTCCAGAAGAATCTGATTTAAAAATAGAAAACGCGGGCAAAGCCCCTAGTTGGCGTCGCATTTGCAAAACATTGTTAAAAAATGATTATTGGTGCAAATATTTGGGATTTAGCCCAACAAAAACAAGTGCATATTTAAAGTATCAAGACCTTATGAAAAAGCGTCGAAATGCTTGGAATATTTTTCCTACAAATGAGTCTGTTGGGCAATAAATCATGCTCCGTGACTACCAACAACGCACCATTGACCAACTGTATGCCTGGTTCGCCGCAGGAAATAAAGGAAACCCTTGCTTAGTGCTGCCAACCGGCTCAGGCAAGAGCCACATTGTCGCGGCACTGTGCAAAGATGCTTTGCAAAGCTGGCCTGATACGCGGGTAATGATGCTCACACACGTTAAGGAGCTGATCGAGCAAAACGCCGATAAGATGCGCCAGCACTGGCCGGGTGTCCCGATGGGGATTTACTCGGCCAGCATTGGGCGTAAAGACTTGGGCGAACCGATCACGTTTGCCGGCATTCAATCAATACGCACCAAAGCGCAGGAAGTTGGTCATATTGACTTGGTGTTGATTGACGAATGCCACTTGGTGAGCCACAAGGATGAGGGTGGATACCGCACCTTTCTGGCCGAGCTGCAATCCATCAATCCGGCGTTGCGTGTGGTAGGGCTTACCGCTACGCCTTACCGCCTCGGGCATGGCCTCATCACCGACGCACCGGCCATCTTTGCCGACCTTATCGAGCCTGTGAGCATTGAGGAGCTTGTTTTCCGTGGCTACCTGTCAAAACTGCGAAGCAAAGTAACAGGCGCGCGGCTTGATGTGTCAAAGGTAAAAAAACGCGGCGGTGAGTACATCGAGGCCGATTTACAACGCGCCGTTGATACCGACGACCAGAATCACGCCGTGGTGCGCGAGGTGATCGCCAGAGCAGAAGATCGCAAGGCATGGCTGTTTTTCTGCACTGGCGTGGCCCATGCTCATCACGTGGCCGAGGTCTTGCAAGAGTACGGCATTGCTGCCGCTTGTGTGACTGGCGACACGCCCAAGGCTGAAAGGGCCGCAATTCTTTCGGACTTTAAAGCTGGCAAACTCCGAGCGCTGACCAATGCCAATGTTTTGACGACCGGCTTTGACTATCCAGACATTGATCTGATTGCCATGCTTCGCCCCACCATGTCCCCGAGTCTCTACGTGCAAATGGCGGGGCGTGGCATGAGGCCAAAGAGCCATACCGATCACTGCCTAGTGCTCGACTTCGCTGGCGTGGTTGAGACTCATGGCCCAATTACGGCAGTGCAGCCACCAAAGAAAGCGGGATCTGGCGAAGGCGAGGCACCAGTCAAGGTATGCGATACATGCAACGAGCTTTGCCCGATCTCCGCTCGTCAGTGCCCGGCGTGCGGCGCTGAGTTCCCAGCACCAGAGCCTAAGCGGTTTGAATTGCACACCGATGACATTATGGGCATCGAGGCTCAGGAGATGGATGTCACAGAGTGGAGTTGGCGTAAGCATATAAGCAAGGCATCGGGCAAGGAAATGCTCGCCGTGACGTACTACGGCGCTTTGAGCGATAAACCAATCACCGAGTATCTGCCGATCAATCACACTGGATATGCTGGCCAGAAGGCGCTAGAATCATTATGGGTGGCAAAACAAAGTAGCAACGCGCCAACGGCTGAAGATACTTCTCTTGATGGCATTGCCAACGCCATGAATAAAGGCGTTGCACCTACCACCATCACTTACAAACAAGACGGAAAATTTTACAGGGTGATGACTAGATCATGGCAATGACGAAGAAAGAGCGGTTACAGATGGAGCGGCTCGAAAGATTGCTTTCTGCCGAGCGCGAGCGGTCAGAAAGGCAATGGGACAGCTATAGAAAAATGATGTGGGAAAACGTGGATTTAAAAATGAAACTAGAACAAATTGAAAAGATTCTTAAAGGCGAATATGACTGAGCGAATCTCCTCAGAACATGAAGAACAACGCGAGTTTGTCCGATGGTTCCGACCGACCTCCCTAGGCGTGCGGATGTTCGCCATCCCAAAAGACAACACCAGAACGCCAAAGAAGGACAGACGGCATAAAGCCAAAAACGCGAGAAACGACGAGCACAAGCATAACATCCAAACACCGCA